AGATATTTATATTAAAATATATTTTAATATGAGTAAATTTGTTAACGATTTATTAAGAGATTTAAAGAGAACTTCCAAATATCTTAAGGAAGATTATATATTTAATGATGAAGAAGGCCAAATGGGCCCAGAAGGCATGGAAGACGAAATGGGCAGTAGAGAAAGACCTATACATGACCCTACTATGCCTCAAGAGCAGCCACAGGCAGCCCAAGAGGGCGATAACGTTGAAGCTCAAGCAATGCATGCTCAAGAGGTTATTAAGCATGAGCCTATAATTGGCAAAATTAGAGAGACTGCGATTGAGGGATTGAAGAAATATTCTGACAATCCAACTTCAAAATTATATGAGTTTTTCAAAAAAGTGTTTTTGGAGAGCGATAAAGTATTAACAGATACTGGTAGCAAAAATTAATTAAAGATATGGCAAAACAAATTATTAGATTAACAGAATCAGACCTTCATAATATTATTAGAGAGTCTGTAAGAAGAGTTCTTAGAGAAGAAGAAGAACCTGAATATACTGAAGCTGATTTGGAAGCAGCTAAAAATTTAGTGAGAGCGCTTAAAAAGAAAGGTGGACCTGAATTTCTTGAAGCAGCACAATTAATGCAAAAAATAAAGGAAAAGTTAGGACAGGCAAAAAGTGTGATTCAGCCTGATGCATACTGGTCGCAAAAGGAGAACCAGAAGCTTGGAAACTATACTCATGACCAATGGTTGCATTGCGACCCAAGAAAGAGGGGAGAAGTGAAGAAAAATCCAAAACAATCTGAAATAACAAAGGGAAGGGCGCAAATTGCAAAAGATGCACTTAAGAGAGAAAAGGAACTAAGGGCAATTGAGCAAGGTGCTGCTGATGCCGATTAAACAGTATATGAGCGGACAAGAATAATCCGCTCATTTTTTTTATGCCAATAACGCCCATGTTACTATTATCTGAATAAAATGTGCCAATTGGTCTTGAATAAGGTTTAATCTTAATTGATTTGCTTTTGCGTTATCAACTATATAATGTATGATTGTATTGATTATAACAGAAAGCAATAAAATACATCCGGAAACATTACATAAGAAAATTGTTGGCAATATAATGGCAATTGACCATTCCAATGAATGCTCAAATAATGCCATTTTATAGTCATTTTTATACTTATCGAAAGGCAATCCATCATCTTTGCACGCTTTTATCCACCATGATTTTTGCTTTAGGTATGTGAATTTATCCTGAAGAACAAAATCGTCAATTATATGGCAGAAAAGCATTAAAATTAGAATCTTTGTCATAAATGTGCATATTTTTGTACAAATATACAAAAAAAATATGTAAAAAATAAATTATTTAATATTTATTAACAAATAATTAATTATTAAAAACAATAAAAGACATGTCAGATTTACTTTTGAAAATGCCGCTCAATTATGAGCCTTTGAGAAAAAATAGATGGTTATTCAGATTTCCAGCTGACTTAGGAATTCAAGAATGGTGGTTATCTAGTGCTGCACGTCCTACAATTACTCAGGAAGAAACACAAATACCTTTCTTAAATACTTCAACTTGGGTTGTCGGCCGTTATACATGGGACACCATCCAGGTAACACTTCGTGACCCAATTGGTCCATCAGCATCACAGGCTGTTATGGAATGGGTTCGTTTACACTCTGAGTCCGTTACCGGTAGACAAGGTTATGCTGCTGGTTATAAGCGTGACGTTGAACTTGAAATGCTTGACCCAACAGGCGTGGTTGTATCAAAATGGATTCTTAAGAACTGTATGTTAACAACTGTTAACTTTGGTGATTTGGATTACAGCTCTAGTGATTTAACGACCATACAAATGACCTTACGCTTTGACTATGCAATACTCGCATACTAACCATCTGTTAATCAATTATTTATAATTATTATAAGGGATAAGAAAACTTATCCCTTTATTTTTTTCTTTTTTTTGTTATTTTTTCTAAAAATAATTTTATTAAAACAAATAGCATATGGATAACAAGGAAATGTTATATGAGATTTCTTTAAAGTACAACACTTTAAAAATGTATGATAATACTATAGAACAAATGAAGAAAAACGGTTCAGAAAGTTCAGTTGAAGCCATTGAAAAGGAAAGGGATGAGGTTGAAAAAGAATTAATAGAACTTCTAAACCCAAAGAATAGTTGTAATGCTAAAACAGGTATAAAAAATCCTTCTATTGACAGCGGCAATGAATTTTTAAAGAAGGTTCAAGAAAATTATGAAAAAAGAAAAGAAGAAGATAAATATTATTTTGATGAGGAATCTGAAGATGAGTATGAAATAGGTTTAGACGAATATCCATATGAAGAAAGCAATAAGCCAAGGCTTTCAGATGTCCAGGATAAGATGTCTAATTCAACATGGATTAATTCATCAAATTTTATAGTTAGATTTCCAAAGAAGGAGATAAATATTGATGAATGGAGAGTTGTATCATTTTCATATTCTTTGAATAATCCTGCGTATAAAAAATGTTCTTGCAATAATTATTATGAGGAAGAAGAAAAAGATGACTCTATTGGCGGTGGCTTTTTTGTTAGGGTGAATGATTTTTCAGAAAAAATAGATGACGCTAACTATAATATTCTATCTAACATTGTTTTAGATTTATATAGAAATCCTAAAATTGATAAGGATATTTATGTTGATATTATAGATAATAATGGCGATTTGCTTTATACAATAGTTTTTGAAAAATGTGTATTTACTGGTATTAACGGTGGCGGCGTTACGTTTGATTATAGGCATTCAGAGTTAAGCTCAATGGAACTTGTGTTTAATTTTAAGAACATTGTTATATTAGCGCCAAATGAAGATTTAATTGGAAAATAATAAAAATGCGTCAACCGATTAAAAAAGGCAAACTTATAAATAAACCAAAACCGAAGACTAAGAAAAGGCTTAGAAGACCGGACGGAAAACTTGAAAGGGTTCATCCAAAGTTCGGCACTTCTAAGCTTGAACAGGATTTTGCTGAGCAATTCCTTGATACTTTGGGCGTAGATTATATCTGGCAATTTGAGGCTAAGGATATAGGCCGTTTCTATGATTTTTATTTGCCAAAACATAATCTTTTAATAGAGGTTGACGGCTCTTATTATCATGCTGACCCAAGAGTTGTAGATGAAAGTAAATTAAGCCCGATGCAAAAGAAAAACAAACGTGTTGATGAACATAAAAACGAATGGGCTTTATTGCATAGCATTCCTATAATGCGTATTTGGGAATATGATATTAGAAATAACCCGTCAGGCGTGATGAAGCAGCTTAAAGAAAGACTTTATATTGAAAATAAGGCACAGAATAAAATCAATAATAAAAATAAAAGGCATAGAAATATATTGAAATGACAAAATTTAAGGAAGGCGACAAAGTAAAAATTCCATTGTTTAGCCCATTCACATCTGATGGAGGAAGGTGGGCAGATGCGATAGTAACATCATTTATGGAAGGATTTACTAATATAAAAGGTGATGGTAATGAATATTATACGGTTGATATTGAAGGATTAAAGTCAAATAATGAACTTGTACATTTTTTTGCTAATTCAGCTGGTATGTTTAAAGATGGAGAAGAATTGCCAAATATTGATGATGTTATTGAAAGTTTCAAAAGTGAGATTTCAAAAAAATAAAAGACATAGAAATATATTGAAATGAATGTTACACTATATATAGAGATGGAAAATTACGAGGACGGTGATTTTGACATATCAAATGACTATTATAAATCTGATGAAGAATTTTTTGATGCGATGGATAGGGAAAACAAGAAATATTCAGGAGTTACTAAAGATTCGCTATGGTATATTGAAAATAAAAGGAGAGGAATTGTCACAACTTTTGAAAACCCATCAAAAGATTCAAAAAATGCAACTTTTAGGAGTCTATCAAAAAATGCAAAGGAGAATAATTATAAATCAGAAGCAATCATATTAAATGAAAAAGGGGAAGATGAAACTGTTGATAATTTAATAACAAATTGTGTGTCTCAGGATGTTGTTGTTAATATCATAAAGTTCAATCGTGACAGCATGGATGAGGAATTTGAGGAAGACTTTAATTTTTGGGTAGATGAGCATGAAAACATTAACCAATACAAAGATAAGATAGGAGAAGACAAGGTTTTTGAAAACGAGCCTACAAGAAACTTTAAAGTAGAATTCAAGAACAATGCTAATGAAACAAAATATGCAATGTATGTTAACTGCAAAATTTTGGAAGAAGAAGGAAATGATGAATATGCAATTTTAGCAGAAAAAATAATATTAATAGATAATTTATAAGTTATGCCAAGAAAAAAATTAACTCCAGAACAAGAAAAGGAAATTAAATTGTTGCGTGCAAACAATGAAATGTATGAACGTACAAAGGAAGAAGCAAAACTTCGTGGTACAGAGCAATCAGTTAAAAGAATTGAAATGGCTCAGGAAGAGGTAAAACAAAAGATTAAAAGCATAATGGATGGAAAAATCGAAAAAATAGAAATACCTCAAGAAGAAATTAAACCTGTTGTTATTGAGCATAAGCCAATAGTTGAAAACGAAGAAGGGCTTCAAACATTATTTGATAAAAACGATGAAAATAGTTTTTATGGAAAGTACGACAGCGAAGATTCTGTATTTGCAATATTGGAAAGACATAGGGAAGAGGAAAAAGAAAAACTTAATAAGCCAAAAAGAGGTACAGAGACAATTAAAGAAGAAGAAGCAACATATGAATACGGCAAGGAAATAGTAAGTCCTGAATCAACCACATTCAATAATACTGATTCAAATGCCCAATATGACGTTATTTCTCTACCAAGCAATGGAGAATGCTATAAGAGCAAAATCGGACGTGTTCCAGTGGCTTATTTGACCGCATATGACGAAAATATCATCACATCCCCAAACCTTTATAGAGATGGACTTGTTATAGATTATCTTTTAAAGAATAAAATAGTCAATAAAGAGGTAAATGTTGAGGATTTGGTAAGCGGTGATGTTGATGCAATCGTATTGTTCCTTAGGGCAACAAGCTACGGAGTTGAATTCCCGGTATCTGTTGCTGACCCTGATACAGGTAAGATGATTGAAACGAATGTAGACCTTTCTAAGATTAAAACAAAGGAATTTAAATTGAAGGGTGACGAAAATGGGCATTTTTCATATACTTTGCCAACGTCAAAGGTTGAGGTTAAGTTCAAATACCTTACAAGAAAAGAGGAAAATGACTTAAGATTGCTTACAAGACTTGAAAGTGAAGGCTCAAGTACCGTTGACCTTAAATCTGCAAATGCTATAATTTCAAATATGCTTAAATCTGATACAATTTTGGAAGGAAAGGAAAAGTCGGCAATACTTGATGCCACAAGAAAGATAGATGAGTGGATTAAGAAGATTGAATTAACAAATTCAAACAAATTCACTAAGGGTATCACTAACAGAATGGAAATGCAGATTGTAGCAATCAACGGAAATTATGATAGAGAATATATTAGAAAGTCAATTTATAATATGCCGGCAAAAGATTCTCTTATGCTAAGAAGATATATCTTAGAAAATGA